AAGGTCACCACCGACGTGGTGCTGCGCGCGCTGGGCAAGCTGAACGACACCCAGCTGGGCAAGCTGAACGAACAGTTCCAGACCGGCCAGCAGGCGATCAAGGATTTCCAGGTTGCCACGCAAGAGCTCGGCATCGAGCTGGCGCGGATCTTCGGGCCTACGGCGATCAGCCTGCTGCGCAACTTCACCGGGGCACTGAAGGAAGCCAGCGACGTGCTCGGCGGCATCACCGGCAACGGCGAAGCAGGCCGGCGTGCGCAGCTGCGGGTGCAGGCCAACCAACAGGCGGCGCGCGAGACCAACGACAAGTTTGGGGTGTTCTCCTTCTTTCAGCAGGGCTCGAAGAACCAGTTCCTGCTGAAGCGCGAGCAGGAGATCTTCCAGGAGCTGCTGCAGCAGCAGACGCGGCCGGCGGATCAGGTCAGCGCCAGCCAGCGGGAGGCGCAGGAACGCGCGGCCCGCGAGCGCGCATCTGCCGCAGAGCGGTCAGCGATGGACAAGGCCAAGAAGAGCCTGGCCGATCAGCTGAAGATCCGCGAAGACATGGAGAAGCGGCTGGCGGACTTCCGCGAGCAGTCGATCCGCCGCGCGGCCGACCTTGAGCGTGACCTGGGCGACCAGCGCCTGCAGTTGGAGCGCGACACCGCCGAAACCCGCCGGCGGATTGCGGCGCAGGAGCAGGATGCGGCGTTTGAACGCGAGCGGCAGCGGCTGCGCGGCGCTGGGCTTGGCACCGATGCGCTCGACACCCAGGCACGGCTCAACGAAGCCACTCGCCGCTTCACCGAGCAGAAGATCCAGATCGAGCAGAACGCCACCGATCGGAAGGTGCAGCTGGAGCGCACGATCGAGGATTACAAGATCACCGTTGCGCGCGGCATCAGCGAGATCCTGCAGGATGCCGCCGACAAGATGGCGCAGAAGATGGTCGCCGGTGCCAGGGAAGCAGCTGGCGAGCTCGGCGGTGGCACTGCTTCACCTGGCTCTGTCGGCCGCGGCCAGCTTGGCGTCGGCAACCTGGTGGCATTGGCACGCTCTGCCGGGTTCCGCGGGCAGGATGCAGCAGTCATGGCAGCCATCGCCATGGCCGAATCTGGCGGCCGCAGCAGCGCCTACAACGGCAACGCATCCACCGGCGACAAGAGTTACGGCCTGTGGCAGATCAACATGCTGGGCGGCATGGGACCGCAGCGCCGGCGAGCGTTTGGCATCGGCAACAACGAGGCGCTGTTCGATCCGGCCACCAACGCCAACGCAGCCCGGCAGGTGTTCGGCAGCCAGGGCTTTGGTGCCTGGTCCGTCTACCGCTCCGGCGCCTACAAGGACTTCCTGCCGGCCGCGATAACGGCATCACGCAACGGCAGCGCGCGGATGCTGGTCGGCGCCCCCGCCGGGAACACGGCGGCCCCCGGCCTGCCCGGCGTAGCGGCTGCAGGCCGCAGCCTCAACGCAGCCATCGGCGCCAACCGCGGCGCTGGCACCACCGCAGCGCTGGGCGATCTGATCGCCTCGCGCCAGTCTGAGCTCGGCAACATCACCAGCGAGCTCGACAGCCAGCGCAAGTCCACCTCTGACCAGCTGCGCGACTACCAGCAGATCCTGGATCTGCAGCGCTCCGGCATGAGCCCTGAGATCGCAAAGCAGCGCGTGGATGCTGAGAACGCCGCAGTGGCCGAGGCGGTCAAGCTGAACACGCTGCGCGACCAGCTGGTGCAGGATCGCGAGATCGCCGGTCTGACTGACAAGCAGAAAGCGACCATTGACGAGATGATCACCAGCATCGACGCGCGCAATGCCGCGCAGATGCAGACCATCAATGGATTGACCGCTGAGCAGCAGCAGCTCGAGCGCCTCAAGCTGGCCTACGAGGAGAAGAAGCAGCTGGTCCAAGGCATCGCCAACTCGATCGGCAACGGCATCGGCAGCGCGATCGACCTGCTGATCGACGGCACCGACAACTGGGGCGACAGCCTGCGCAGCATTGCGGCCGGCGTGCTGAAGGACATCGCGCGCCAGATCGCGCAGACCATGGTGATCGCGCCGATCGTGAAGGGCATCACCTCGGCGTTCGGTTTTGCCAATGGCGGCATCATGACCAGCGACGGTCCGCTGCCCCTGCGCAAGTACGCCGGCGGCGGCATCGCCAACAGCCCGCAGCTGGCCATGTTCGGCGAGGGCTCGATGCCCGAGGCCTACGTGCCCCTGCCTGATGGCCGGCGAATCCCCGTGGCGATGAAGGGGGGCGGCGGTGGCACCAACGTCACCGTGAACGTGGACGCCACCGGCAGCCAGGTGCAGGGCGACGCGGGCCGCGGCGAGCAGCTCGGCCGCGCGATCTCGCAGGCGGTGCAGGCAGAATTGGTCAAGCAGAAGCGGCCTGGCGGCCTCCTGGCGGCGTAACCCATGGCGACCTTCACCTATACACCCTCGTTCGAGGCCACCGAGAGCAGCCAGCCTCGGGTGCGCAAGTTCCAGGCTGGCGACGGCTATGAGCAGCGCATCCGCTTCGGCCTGAACACCAACCCGAAAGAGTGGGACCTAACCTTCAGCGAGCGCACCGACTCTGAGCGCGATCTGATCACCGCGTTCCTCGACGCCCGCGGCGGCGTGGAATCTTTCGACTGGACGCCACCCCGTGGCAGCGCCGGGAAGTACGTGTGCGAGAGCTGGCAGGTGACGTTGCGCTCCTGCAACTTCAACACGATCCGCGCCAAGTTCCGCCAGGTGTTTGAGCCGTAGCGATGGCAGTTCCCGTCTCAGATCTTCAGGCGATTGCGCCCAGCGCTGTCATCGAACTGTTCGTGCTGGAGCTGAACACGCTGCAGCACGGCGTGAACGACACCTACCGCTTCCACGCCGGCGTCAACCTCAACGCCAACGGCGAAGTGGTTTGGGCTGGCAACAGCTACATCCGGTTCCCGATTGAGGCTGATGGCTTCACCTATGAGGGCAAGGGCACGCTACCGCGACCGAAGATCCGCTGCAGCAACATTCTCGGCACCATCACCGCGCTGCTGCTGAGCCTGCCTGACGGCCTCTCGGGCGCCAAGGTGACACGCATTCGCACGCTGGCCCGCTACCTCGACGCGGTGAACTTCCCCGGCAGCGTGAACCCCTACGGCACGCCGGACCCGACAGCCGAGTTCCCGCGTGAGATCTATTACGTGGACCGCAAGTCCACCGAGACGCGCGACGTGGTGGAGTTCGAGCTGGCGGCTTCCTTTGATCTCGCCGGCGTGCGGGCTCCGAAGCGCCAGTGCATCAGCAACATCTGCCAGTGGAAGTACCGCTCAGCCGAGTGCGGCTACGTGGGCACCAGCTACTTCAACGAGAACGATCAATCCGTAGCCACCCTTGCGGCTGACGTCTGCGGCAAGCGGCTGAGCAGCTGCAAGGCAAGATTCGGCGCCACTGCCGAGCTGCCGTTCGGAAGCTATCCGGGCATCGGGACTTATTTCACATGACCGACTGGCGCACAGCAGCACTTGAGCACGCCCAGGCCGAGGATCCCCGCGAGGCTTGCGGCCTGGTGGTGGTGGTCAAGGGCCGCGAGCGTTACTGGCCCTGCCGCAACCTGGCGGCCAACGTCGAGCAGTTCATCCTCGACCCGATCGACTACGCCGCGGCCGAGGATGCCGGCGAAATCATGGCGGTGGTTCACAGCCACCCGCGCACTGCACCGCAGCCCAGCCAAGCCGATCTGGTGGCGATCGAGCGCACCGGCCTCCCCTGGTGGATCGTCAACCCGAAGACCGAGGCATGGAGTCCCGAGCTGCGCCCCTCCGGTTACAAGGCGCCCCTGATCGGTCGCGAATGGGTGTGGGGGCTCACCGACTGCTGGACGCTGGCGCGGGACTGGTACGCCGAGCAAGGCCTGCAGCTGCCGGACTGGGAGCGCCCACTGACGCCGGAGCAGTTCGAGGCCGAGCCGCTGTTCGATCGGTTCTGGCGCGATGCCGGATTCCGCGAGCTTGACGAAGACGATGAGCTGCAACCGGGCGATGCGGTGCTGATGAGCATCAGCGGGCCGGGCCTGAACCATGTCGGCGTCTACATCGGCGACCAGCTGGTGCTCCATCACATCCGCGGCCGGCTCAGCAGCCGTGACCTCTACGGCGGCTGGCTGATGAAATGCACCGGGCGCAGGCTGCGCCATTACGATGCAGGGAGGCTAGGGCTGGCGTGATGTTGCGCACGATCCGCATCTACGGGCGCCTGGCAAAGTTCCTGAAGCGCCGGAAGTTTGAGGCCGAGGTGAGCAGCGCGGCTGAGGCCGTGCGCTTCCTGTTGGCCAACTTCCCGCAGCTGGAGCAGCACATGGCCGACCAGCATTACCGGGTGAGCGTGGGCAGCTACGACCTGGCCGTGGATGAACTGCACGACCCGGCCGGCCTGCAGGAAATCAAGATCGTTCCCGTCGTCGCCGGCGCTGGCGCGGTGGGTCGGATCATTGCGGGCGTGGCGTTGCTTGCCATTGGCTTTCTGGTGCCCGGCATTGGCGCCTTGGGTGTTCAGCTGCTGGTCGGCGTGGGCGCCAGCCTGGTGCTCGGCGGCGTCGCGCAGCTGCTCACGCCCGTGCCGCGAACAGTGCCGCCAGGCTCCACCAGCGACACGGTGAAAGATCCCCGCAAGAGCTACAGCTTCTCAGGCATTCAGAACACCAGCCGCCAGGGCCTGCCTGTGCCGATCGTCTACGGTGAGACCCTGGTGGGCTCGGTGGTGATCTCGGCCGGCATTGACACCGTGCAGGTGGCCGGATGAGCAGGATCGTCGGTGCTGGTGGTGGTGGCGGATGCTTTCTCGGGCACACGCTGATTCGCACGCCTGACGGGCAGCGTC